TGCGGCGAACATCACGCTGAACAGTCTCGCGGTTGCGGCGAAGGAAGGCGTCGACCGATCGATCCCCTCCCCCGGTGTCCCTGCCCATCATGGCAAGAATTGCGTTGTTGGCGGAAGAAGCCAAAAAGAACTCGCGCTGGCGGTCGTTTGCCCGCTGAAGCGAGATCGCTTGGTTCATGATCTTCTGCGTTTCAATGTTCTCTGCATTCAGCGCGGCCGACGCAGCCTGACCCTGACCGGCAGCGATGGAGCCGATGCCGGAGACCACAGAGGACAGAAGGCCAAGCGCGGCGAACATCAGAAGCCAACTCCCATGGTCACGGCGTTGAGCTGGAACGCCTCGGGTTTCGTCTGCGTGATCGTCAGGTCAGGATCGCGGTCATAGCCAAGAAGATGGAACTCATACTTGCCGCTGGTGGCAACGCCCCAATCCTTCACCCTGCCATTCACAGTCACATGCGTTGTCAGGTTCAGGTCAAGGATAGCACGATAGATGCCGCGATACTCCCCTGTCATTGGCCCGGTTGGCAACATCAGGTCAATGGGGTTGGTCGTCACGCTGGCATAGTAGGGGTGCCCCACCTGAACAACAGAAGCATTGGTCAGGCCGCTCACGTCCACGCTCGCGCCCGCCGTGATCGTCCCGACGTAAAGCCCTTCAGCCACCACGCCCAGCGTCTCGCCATTGGCGAAGAAGTCCCTCGTGTCGATGATGCCGGAAGACGGGGTGAAAAATGCAGCCCGGTCGAGCTGGCACACGGCACGGAACCGGACGACGTGAGGAACATAGGACGTGCCGCTGTGGAACCAGATCGTCGCGTAAAGGGTGCCATCGACATGGGCAACGTCGTCCCATATCGCCGTGCCGCCAAGCTCCCATTGACACCAGCCAGCGCGTTTCTCGGACCTGTTCGATGTGAACAGCACCGCCCTGTTTTCGTCCGTGGTGAAGACGGCGAAGGGTTCGCCCGTGTTGTTCAGGCCATTTACCACGGTCAGGCCGTGGATGCCCGAGGCCAGATCGCGCGCAATGGTGGCAAGGTTGGGCGCTGAGTAGGCGTTCTGCGTGTCGGTGAAGATGTATTCGCGCACTGCGCGCCGCGCCTCGGGCACAAAGATCGTGCCCCCGTCAAGGCTGGCAGGGCGCACCCAGGCCGCGCCAAAGGGCGTTTGCTCTTTCACCACGGCGTTCGAGGGCGTGAGCGGTTGGTTCACATAGGCCGGAACATAGAACTCGGCGTTGCTGGTAAACACCTGAAGGTCGCGGTTGGACACCAGATAGCGGATGTCATGAACCTCAGAGCCGCCGCAGGTCAGCTGGATTGCCTCGCCGTCCAGCGCATCGCCCGTGTCGAAGTTGTAGTAGTTGCCGCTCTTGGAAAAGAACAGGCCGTCAGGCTCGGCAATGGTGCCGCCAAACACAAGCCGCCCCTCGTGAAACGTGACCGCGCTTGGGTAACCGGTGCGACCCGTAAAGCTTTGCTCATACCAGTTGTAGAAGGGACCGCCTGAGATAAGCTCGACAGTGCCGCCCCCATCCTCGGAGGACGTAGCAGTGACACCGGAATTAAAAGTGAAGGTGTTCTCGTCAAGAACATCATAGACAGCATGGGCTGTGTTTAGATAAGCACCCGTGATTGTGTCGCCAATGGTGCTGGCACCGCGAAGAATGAAGGTGTCATTAGGCTTAAAGCCATGCCCGATATAAGTGACCTCCACAAGCGCGCTACCCTCGGTCGCCCGCAGAGGGTTGAGAACCTGAAGCGTAAACGAAAGCTCGCGGGACAAAGTGACGTTTACCCTAGTCGGGCTCACATAGCTGGTGATAAGCGCTTCCGTCTCGCCAATCAGAAGAAGATAGCCAACCATACTTGGCGTAAAGTAGTTCTCGCTTGAATAAAGCGGCGTGTTGCCTGTCGTCGAGCTGGCAATCACGTAGATGTCAGGACGAGCAAGGCGAGAGAACGGACAGTAGTTTCTGTTCAGCGCGCCAGACGTGTCGAACGTCAGGGACTGAAGAGAGAAGGTGTTGATGCTCGTTCTTACCAGCTCTCTCGGATACATCTGCCGGTGGCAGAAGATCATCACGTCGCCAGTTTGCGCGTAGTTGTATTCCTGAATGTAATATTTGGAAAACGGAACCGCGCCGCCTGTATCGGACTGCGTTGTGATTGTCTGGATGTGCGCGGGGGTCAGCGCGTCATTGGCGTAGACCCGGTAGATGTCTAGCCGCGCATCCGACATTACGATCAGGTAGCGCTCGTCGTTCGAGAAGATGAACGGGATGCAGCGCGTCTGCTTAGAGTAAGAGCTGTCGTAAGTTATCGAAGGCTGGTGGATGATCTGCGACCCATGGCGGCGAAGAACCCCGCCCTCGGGCAGAAGCACCACGTTCTTCAGCTCTTGGGCCGACGCGGTATAGACCGCCGTATCGGTGCGTCCAATTGCAGAGCGGCTGATCTCACCGAAGGCGAAGCTCGTCAGGGGAACGTCGATCTTGCGCATCAGTTATGAATTTCGCTGTGCAAGGAACCTGTTCATCGTCAGCTTGCGGGTGGTCTGCTGCTGGCTGTCGTAGAGGCTGGCGCGGACCTTCTGCGTGTTGGCCCAGCGCTCGATCTTCGTGTGCATCGTTTCGTCGCGGGTGAGCGGAATGCAAAAGACCTCGGCCAGCCGGAGCGTCACCAGCTTGCGGAAGTAGGCAGGCCACGCGCTTTCGTGCGAGCGGTAGGTGTGGTCGCAGATCACATCGTCGGTAGCGTTGGCGTTGCAGAGAACGGCACCATCGTAAATGTCGTATTCGATGTTTACGTCAGCAACCGTAACTGCATGGATCAAAAGGGAATCAGCCGGGATGGTATAGGCCGCATCCCAGCGAGAGACAGGAGCCGTGCCCTCGCGGACCAGCTCGACCATCCGCGTCGAGAACCGCCAGCGCATTTCGCTCAGCGTTTCCTCGACCACATCCTCGTAGAAATCATTGGCGACAATCGCCTGATCAAGGCTGTCGGTGAACGCCTCAATCTTGGAGACACCGCACAAGAGAAGTGCGTTGTTGGCGATCTCAAGCGCGGTGTCAGATGCCTGGGGCATGGGCAGTCAGGGGGCCGAAGCCCCCTGCTCCTTAGTCGCTGTCGGTCTCGGTGATTGCCAGCCCGTTGCTGACATCCACCACGCCAGCCGCATTTGAGAGAACGCTGACGAAGCTCGTCGTCGGCGTGTTTGTGTCCACCACGACGATCACGTCGCGAACGGACAGCATGTCGCTGGCGTCGTTGAAGTAACCTTCGGTGTTCACGTCGGCAATGGCGTCGGCGCTGGTATAGTGCCAGAGCGTGAAGCCATTGCCGTAGGCGAGAGCGGAAAGTCCGGAAGCTGCGAAGGCCATGGTCAGGTCTCCCTAGTTGTTGTCCAGCAGCTCATACACGCCGTTGTCATCAATGACCTTGGCGCCCATGGACATGCTGGAGTTGAGGAGGTGAGCAGCCTTCTGCGGCACATAGTTGATCTCGGTCGAGACATCAGCGTTGATGCCAAGGCCGACAGCCCGCATGTGATAGCAGAAGTTCTTGCCGCCAGCGACCGCCGACGTGCCGAAGATGTTGAAGCCAAGGAAAGGCTTCATGGACATCCCGACCTGAAACGGCAGGTTCGACGGACCGACGTAATCGGACGAAGCAAATTCGTCGATCAAGAACAGGTCTGTAAATCCGGCGGGCGACATCGCGATGAAGCGCATGTTGTCGTCCGGAACGTCCGCCGTGCCGAAGGTCTCGAACACGGACAGCAGGTCCGCCTTCTCCACCGCCGAGCCGGTGTCGTGGATTTGCGTGCTGTTCGCGCCCGCATCCATAGCCGCGACGATCAGATCGTCGGTCTTCCGGCCCAGCGCAGCCGCCGAGCTTTCCGCGACGGCCTGCCGCTCGTTGATGTTGATCTTCAGCTCGTCGAGCTTGTCGATGTATTCCGGCGCATAGTAGTCAGCCATCGTCACTTCGACGTAGCTGTGCGTCAGGTTCATCGGCGTCACGTCGCCGTGCCGGGACTTGGTGGTGGCAGCGCCAGTGCCGATCTTCTGGAAGCGAGCGGTCGAGCCGGTGACGTTCGACGTGCGAACCGTCCCCCGAAGCTTGGAACCCATGCGCTGATACGCAAGGTGAACCTCAGTCTCGAACTGCTTCACAAAGGCTTGGTCGATAGTCGTGGACATACCTTGATCCTTTGAGAAAGTGGGACGGGTATCCTAGCTCCACTTCGTCAAGGGTGTCCTCGCGGGCCTTTCAGTGGGCGACGGGCCGTAGTGCTTTCTCATTACCCTGAAGCCCGTCTCTCCCGCAATAAAAAAAACGGATCAGCTTGTGGCCCATGTGGTCAATCTCGTGCTCCGGCCGGAACCCAGCGACGTTCATCAACTCAATCATTCCGTCCGACTGCTCCCAGATGTTGCAGTGAACAGACTCAGAAGTATTCAGATATTCCATCAAAGCCGGGATGCAGCGAATCATCCGAGGGATTGCGCGAAGCTCAAAGGCTCGCTTAGAAAACTGGCCCCACAGTTGAAGACTGCGACTAAGACCAATGATTGCCATGACCTCGCCCTTGTAGCGGACAGAGAAGGACATCGCCGACGAAAAGCTAGCGCGACCGAAGCCTTCGATCAGCTTGCCGTCGCCCTCCAAGCCATAGACGATTGCCATCTCCATAGCGCTGCGCCAGTGAAGATTGCGCACCAGCTCGTGAATATCCTCGGCGGCAAGGGGATGCAGCGACACCCCCCTGCACTCGGTCAGCTTGTCATCAAGAACCATAGAGCTTCTGGAACCCCTCGGTCACTTTTTGCACATAGCCCGGATCACGCTTCGACGGATCGGAGTAGCGCGGGTCTTGCATCATCTGGCGAAGGTCGGTCTCGGTCAGGCCAGAGCGGGGCGGCGCATCGCCGGTCGGCGCGCGGTCCTTCAGCTTCTCCATCACGATTTCCATCGCCTTCACGCCTTCGGCGCTCTCGAACAGGCGGTGCATCGCGGGCATCACATCGTCGGGAAAGTTGGCCCGGACGAAGGCAGAGGCGGCGTTGATCCGGTCGTTCGCGTTGTCGCCCAGCTTCTTGCGCTCGCCGTCAAGGTCAGGCTGGTTGCCCATCACCGCCTTGCGGTATTGCTCGATCCCGGCCTCGAACTCGTCTTGACTCATGCCGCGTTCCCATGCGGCCTTGCTCCACCATTCCAGCAGCTCGACACCGCCCGCGTCTGTCGGGTC